ATTTGAGATGCTGTATGGTAACTTAAAAACTCAGGGCAGCGTAAGTTTTTGGTCTACTTCTTTTCTTAGGGGAACAACCCTTGATAAAGCTATTATTATTGTTGATGAATTTCAAAACTTGAATTTTCATGAACTTGATAGTATAATTACAAGGGCAGGTGAGCACACAAAAATTTGTTTCTGTGGTGATGCAACTCAATCTGATTTGCAGAAGACCAATGAAAGAAATGGAATTGTAGACTTTATGAAGATCCTTAGGGTCATGCCTTCGTTTGATATTATTGAGTTTGGTCTTGATGATATTGTTCGCTCTGGTCTTTGTAAAGAATACCTCATTGCAAAACACGAATTAGGTCTTTGATGTTTAATCATGTTGAATTGAACCTCCCATCTCTCCAACGAGAGACACTTGATGGAGTTCGATATTATTCTGTTCCTGATGATGGAGATCTCATTAAGTTGGTCTCCATCACTTCTGTTACTAGTCATAAAAATCGTGAGATTTTTATTAACTGGAGAAAAAAAGTTGGAAATGCAAAGGCGGATAAGATCACCAAGCAGTCCACGAGTCGTGGTACTGACATGCATACTTTGACTGAGCATTATTTAAAGAATGAAGATCTGCCAAAGGTCCAACCGTTGTCAGATTATCTTTTTAAGATCGCCAAACCAGATCTTAATAAGATAACTAATATACATGCTCTAGAAAGTTCTCTATATAGTAAGGTGCTAGGAATCGCGGGCACGGTTGATTGTATTGCTGAATTCAATGGTGAATTAGCAATCATTGATTTTAAGACATCAAAAAAACCTAAACCAGTGGAGTGGATTGAACATTACTTTGTTCAGTGCATGGCTTATGGGTGTATGCTTTACGAACTCACTGGTATCAGTGTAAAAAAACTTGTCATTATTATGGCATGTGAAAATGGAGACTGCGTTGTTTATGAAGAGTATGACAAAACCAAATACATTAACCTTTTACAGGAATACATTAGAGAATTTCTTAACTACAAACTGGAAACATATGCCCAGTAAAATCGAAGATGAGTTTGAAAAGGCACTAGAAAAAAAGTTCTTCTGTCCTACTAAATTTGCACAAGAAATTGAAGTACTTGTGCGAGACAATAGGGAGATGAACTATATTGAAGCTATCATTCACTTTTGTGATTGTAATAGTATTGATCTAGAGTCAGTTCCTAAACTAATCTCTAAACCACTTAAAGAAAAAATTAAATGTGATGCAACGGAGTTAAACTTTCTTAAGAGAACCTCCAGGGCAAAATTGATCTTTTAATTCAGAAAAAGTCGGAAAATTTATCTCTGGGAAAATTTCGTGAAAACCCTTTTTGTTAAAATGACTCCCTTTGACGTATATAAAACTTATCTGGGATTGAAGAATCACTTCACAAAAGATAAATACGACTACCACAAATATTGTGGTAAAACTCGTGCTTCCCTACAATCCTTCTATAAACGAAAAGATAGGTATTGGTTTGAGAAGATGAGTAGGCAAAAAAATGATCGAGAAGTCGTTGACTTCTTTGTATCAAATTTTGTCGCGTCTGGTGACAGCACCTGGATTGGGGAAATGATCCGAGAGGGTGAATCTGCATACATTAGTTGGCAGAAGAGAATTCAAAGTCTCAGCTATCTTTTTAGAGAAGAGGTTGAGAATATGATCGTAAATACCGATTTAGATTCTCTATTTTCCGTAAAAAATGGTCAACATCCAAAAGTGCTTAAATTGCACCTTCAGGGACACATATCAATAGAGACGTTGATTATTTTAAACCGAATTTTGGGGTTTATGCAAGATTTTGATAAAAAATTGGAAGATCCCGTCTGGGAGACGGTTTCCAAGACAATGAAGAAGTATGATTCTTTCCTAAATATCGATATATTCAGATTTCGTAAGATTTTAAAGGACTGCGTTTTATGACGTTTTTTGATTCAGATCTTGTAAGGGCAGAAATTGTTCACATCAATGAGTTACAAGAAAAACTGTATAATAAGATGTTTAGTTTTTACACGATGAACAGGCAGGATAAGCTTGATCATGTAGAATTACTGAAGACCCTTATTGACAAGCAAAAAGTTCTTTATGCTAGATTATCTCTATCAGATGATCCTGAGGCAAAAAAGATGAAGGAACATATCGCTAAGTCTGCTGTCATGCTTGGTATGCCATCTGATATGGACATGAACCTTATTTTTAGTAATATGGAGAAGTTAGTTGAACATATGAAAGATCAGGTTGAGAAGACTTGAAATCTTGATTGACAACCATGGGCACTTGCACTAATATAGGTCCGTACTCGCCGCAAGTGCCCTGAGGGTACACACAAGCCGAATACAACAAATACGAGGTAATCCGAATGTCTTTTGCAAATCTCAAAAAACAATCCTCTCTTGGATCTTTGACATCTAAACTGGTCAAAGAAGTTGAGAAGATGAACAGTAATTCTAGTGGCGGTGATGATCGTCTCTGGAAACCAGAAATGGACAAAACGGGTAATGGTTATGCCGTTATTCGATTCCTTCCTGCCCCTGACGGTGAAGATCTTCCTTGGGTAAAGATGTACTCCCATGGATTCCAAGGACCTGGTGGTTGGTACATTGAAAACTCTTTGACTACTCTTGGTCAAAAGGACCCTGTGTCTGAGCATAATCGTACTCTTTGGAACAGTGGCAACGATGGAGATAAAGAGATTGTACGCAAACAAAAACGCAAACTGTCCTATTACAGCAATATCTATGTTGTAAAGGATCCCACTAATCCCCATAACGAAGGGCAGGTCTTCCTGTTTAAGTTTGGTAAGAAGATCTTTGATAAGATCATGGCAGCCATGCAACCTGAGTTTGAGGATGAGAGTCCTATCAATCCCTTTGATTTTTGGCAAGGTGCGAACTTCAAACTGAAGATTCGTAAAGTTGATGGGTATTGGAATTATGATAAGTCTGAATTTGATAGTCTTGCTACCCTGCTAGACGATGATGATGCTCTTGAAGCACTTTGGAAGAAGGAGTATTCTCTTTCGGCAATGACTGCTGAAGATCAGTTTAAGACATACGAACAACTTCAGACTCGTCTGGATTATGTTCTTGGTCGTAAGGGCAAGGCTCGTCCTCAGGATGAAGAGGTTGAGAACGAGGATAATATGCGTGGTAATTTTACTCCTAGTTTTGGCAATCGCCAACAGGAGTCTGAACTGCCTTCTGAAATGAAGCAGCAACTCAGTGATCTTCCCCCATCTGGTGGATTTAATGATCCTGATATTATGGCGAAATCTTCATCTAGTGATGATGAAGATCCTATGAGTTACTTTCAGAAACTTGCTGAAAGTTGATGTGAATTAGTCATACAATCTGGGGTTATCCCCTCTCTTAAGGTTCTCGGACACATATTGTCCAGAACCTTTTTTGTATGGCATAATATTATCCATATCATTAAATACTAATGATAGTAGATCTGGTTTGAGTATAAAAATATTTCTCTTATTGTTCTCTAAACGTTCTTCATATGTGTAGTTTGATACTGATTGAGATGCAAGTTTTCCTGGAATTTCCACCAATTCGTTGGTTGTGTTATCATAGAAAACAGTTCCATAACTAAGTCTTCTTCTCCAGTTATATCCATCAAACTTCCATTCTTGTCCTCCTTTCTCATACACTTCATTAGCTGCTGGAGTGTATAAAGGACCTGGTTTGCTAAATGTTATATTTGGAATTGCTGAGTATCCTCTTCCAGGATTTATGAGACTGAGTTCTTTAATTTCTCCATTCTCTACTTTTGCAAATCCTTCTGCCGTAATTGGGAAGAGAGGTTCTTCTATTGTTACTGTTGGTGGTGTTCTATAGTTATACCCACGATCTTGCATTACAAGATTTGCAACAACACCTTTATCAATAGTTACGTATCCCGTTGCTGTTCTGTGTGGGATGGGTGGTTGTATTTGAATCGTTGGTAATGGAGCAGTTGTATAACCAGAACCTGGTTTTGTGACGGTTACGTTAACAATAGTCTCTGCTCTAGTACCAATACCAACAGTCGCTGTTGCAGCGGCAGTAACATCAGTATTATAGGTATATACTTTTCTATTAATACCACCACCAACAAAAAATAAGGTTTCTGTAAAATTGGTGTATGTATCTAATGGTGTTGAGTCACCACTAGCAGATTGTACGTTCAACACTCCCAAAAGTGTTAGACTGTTTAGATCCCAGTTAGTTCCTAAAGTAATTACAGACAAAGAGTTATTGTCTGTTCCAGAGACATACATTTTAGATCCATCATCCTTGAATGATAATCCACGAATTGATGACTCTGCTGGTTGAGTTATTATTGCTATGTTTTGAGTTTGTACTGGTAATGGGAACATTGATCCAATATCCCATGGAGTAACCATCTCATACTTTTTAAGAGTATCGGGATCTTGAACATCTAATATAAACATGTGCTCACCAGTATCCTGCATTCTTACAGAAGATACTGCTGGCATACTTATAGAGACATCTAAAACTGCTGTACTAAGATCCCATGGAGTTGATAAATCATATTGTGCTACTTTGTTACCAGAGTTTGTTAAACCACTAACATACATCCTTGAACCATCAGGTTTAAATTCGACACAGGTAGCGTATTCAAACGTTAATGCGTTTATATTTAATATTAACTCTTGTGTAAAACTACCCGTTGACATATCATGAGATGTGGTCATGTCATACTTTTGAATCTTACCTACAGTATATGAGTTTGCTCCATGAGCAGTAAATAATTGTTTGCCAAGAGCATCCAAAAACATACCTTCAAATCCACTCTCCATCGTGAAGGGTGAAGCAGATTCAAATATTGCACTTTCAATAATATTTGGTGGTGGTGGGAATGTAATTATGGGTGTAAACGTATAACCCTCACCAGCAGATGTAATTCCTACACTTGCAATAGTTCCTCCAGTACCAATGACTGCTTCTAATTGTGGTGGAATTGTTGGTGGTGGGTCACTAAACGTTACTATAGGTTGATATGTATAACCTCCACCAGCATCAAGGAGTGTGAATGGACCAACTTCTCTATCATCTGGGGGTGGATTTAAAGATACCGTAATTATGCCAACTCTTGGAGTTGGTGGAGGATCAATATCAACTGCTGCAGTTTCGGTGTATCCAGCTCCAGCGTTTGCTAATAAGAGTGACGTAAGTTGTCCTGACTGTTGATTTACTGTTGCTGTTGCCGTTGCAAATATACCTTCTACTTCGGAAGGAAGAATAATACTTTGATCTCTCTCTATATCATACTCTGGAGCTTTGAAGAATCCTTCATTGACTTCAATACCAGTTTCTACAATAATATGACCATCTTCTGTTGTTTTCTTTATAGTCTCGTAGTGATGAGTTGAATATAATTTTTCATATGATCCATATTTTTGAAGCATGTGCTTATCAAAGGCAACTTGAGTCTTTGGCCATTCATCATAAAGGTTTTGAATATTATTTGCCAGTAAAACTACCCAATCTAATGTTGAGTCACCATAAATTTTATTAGCAATTTGATCAGGTCTTTCATCACCTATAATCTGATACTTATTAAAGTAACTTACATTTTGAAAAATGTCCGAACGGATCTTGCCACGCTTAAAAAGATTTTTAACGACAGTATAGTCATTAAGAGAGTTTCTCTCTTGATCTCTAGAGACGTATGCTAAAAATGGTATATGACTGAAATAATTTGCCATTGTTTAATATCCGATTGGGTGATTTGCGGCTTCGCCTTCATCATAATCTGTGGAGTAAATTGGCAGAAGTTCCATGAATGACATTGTAAGGGCGTATGAGAACATACCACCATTAGGTAATGTCATGTAAGTGCCATCTGGAGTATAATCTACTGAGAAATTTTGTAGAGCACAGTCTTTAATAAGATTTATACCAGGGTGAGCTCCGTCTCTGTATAAGTATTCTATTCGGAATACGTTGGGTGCTTTTAAAAACAACTCAGATTGAGTTGTCTTCGCTGACATATTTATTTTAAAGAATTTAATAATTTGCTTTACATTTCTATCTTCATCTGCACTTCTTGGAGTTAACTTAAATTGGAATGTAAACGCTCTAAGTTGAGGACCATTGAACAATAACTCTACGTTAGGGTTAAAAATAGCACGTTCTGTTCTTGGAAAGATATTTGCACCAATTGCAGCTTCTGTTGCTGCCTTAACAACATACTTTTGAGCATCTCCACTAAAACCACTTACTTTTCCAAGCTGCCCCTGAAGTGCGTTAATTGCTGCCGCAGGTCCATCTTGTATTGCTGTACCTGCAATTTCAGCACCAGCAATTTGAAGAGGAGTTATTGTATCTTCATTCCATCCAACACCATTTGAATCTGTTATACTACCTTGAATGGGTAGATATACAGACTTCCCTATTTTTTGATTTTTTTGTTTTCCAAAACTAAAAGTGCCTTTGCTGTAAGTCGCTGGTTTATATTCTAAAGAAGAAAATCTTATGTAATCACTGGCCATCGATTCTGCTCTCGCAGTTGGATAGACTACATCTGATGTTAAAGATGCTTGACTAGATGTTTGACCAACAATTTGTCCATTTGTTCCAGATAGGTCGTTCCTCTCAGTGGTAGCAGCAGTGCTACCATCATTTTCATCACTACTATCGTCCCCACCAGTGTCTCTGTCATTCTCTCCAGGTGGTGGATCTGGGAGATCGTCTGCTTCTTCCTCTACACTTGTTCCTAGTGCTGTTGCAAGTTCTGCAGCAGTGGGATTTTTTCCGTTTTTGGTTTTCAATGCACTCTGAATAGTATATCTTCTTTGTGCCTCTAAACCAGAGAGAGTATCTTTATTGTTTATAATAGCATCTGCAACACTTGAATTAAAATCACTTCCAGAAGCATATGTTGATGGTTCATAGCTGCCATCCGCATTTCTTGTTGCAATTAATTTGTCAGGATCTAGTTTTTGTTGTGCTCCGAGAACATAGTCTTGCTCGTATATTAGAGTTTCATTAGTTCCAGGGTCGTGTACAGTTACATATTGCACACTCTCTGTAGTTTGTGAACCTTTAGATCCAGTCTTAACTACAATCTGATTGGGAGGTGATACGTAAACTTGATTGTCTTTATTCGTTACATCAGCCTGTCTAAAAGCTCTAAAGAATTCTGATTTTTTTGCGATGCGAGCGGGTTGTGCCATTTTATTTAACCTTTAAAGTTAGAATCATGTTTGCCGTATCCTTTATAGATCCTTGCTCCACGCAACATTTTTCTAAATGATCTATTATTTGTTTTCCAGATATCCTTAGCACTTAAACTGCTAGGTTTACCTTCTTTGATTGATACGAAGTCTTCAACAGGTAGCATGGATGCAGTATCCCACTCATTAATTGCTATATCTAGCAATAATCCTCTAACTTGACTTATGTTATATTTAGATATTGAATTGTATGGCAATGTGAGTTTGTCACGTTTTAAATTTTCTACAACATATCTTCTTCTTATTGGGTGTATTAAGTGTAAATTGCATGCATCGAATGATCGACCATCAAACTTAATTACATATGCTAATGGAAAAGGATCGAATATCTTTACGGTCTCTTTTTCTGAAGTATATTCAAACATAAAAAGATGTCCCTGCTTTGGTATTCTTCTTATGAGATTTTGATCTCTTTCTTCTATTGGATCTTTAGAATCTGCACGTTCATCAATAATGAATTTACCAGGACGACGCATATAACTGCGAGTCAGACTTCTAAATGCTCTTCTATAAAAGAATGGTGATTTACCTGCTTCTAGGTCAACACGCTCTCTTAATTCTTCAAATACAGTTTGATTTGACATTACTTGATACCTAATTCGTCTTCTGTAACTATTTTAAATTCTAATCTTCTATCTTTACACCATTCTTCAGCAGCCTTCCATTTTGCTTTATTAACTTCATATGTTTTTGCTTCATATATGAATGATTTTGTTACTCTAGACTTTCTTTTTGGTGGCACAGTTTGTTTTTTAGGTTTTACTTCTATAACGTATGTCTTTGTAGACCCATTCTTTTCTTGTACCTTTATTAAAAAGTCTGGAAAGTATCTATGAACCCTTCCATCAATTGGGGATAAGTAAGGTATGCAAAACTCTTCGCTCGCCCACTCAATTATATTTTCATTCAAATCACACCAAGAACAGAACTTGCGCTCCCAACTACTTCGACAAATTATATTATTTGGATTTCCTTTGTATTTTTTAGGATACGAAGGGCGATATCTACTTTTAATACTTTCGTTCATAAAAGTTGGCTACATATAATATAGACTTAATATCTTTATTTAGATGTCCTTAGGAATAACTCCAGGCGTTCCAATGAGTACACTGAAGAGTAGGATTTTGAATCCTTCTATGACATCAGTGTATTCTGTTTTGATGAACCAACCTTCCTTTGGTATGCAACAGGACAGGGAATTGTTTGAACTTACCTGTATAGAGGCAGCATTGCCAGGTTCTAGTCTCGCCACGGTTGAGACGAGTAGAGATTATATGGGTGTTGTTGAAAGGCATGCATATGCTAGACTGTATGACGAAACTATAGATCTTACATTTTTAGTTACTTTAGACAGTAATTACCTTCAGATTAGATTCTTTGATTATTGGATGAAATGGATAGTTGGGGAGGAACTTTATAGTGATCAGCAGATGAATGGAAAGATTCATCAAAGAGCTAGATACCCAAGTGAATATCAAACTAACTTCCAAATTGTAAAGTATGAGAAGAGTCTTGGGAGTGGTAAGGAACTAATAAATCCTGTTTTGGTTTATAATTTTGTTGATGCATTCCCTAAATCGATGAATACCATTCAAATATCATATGAAGCTTCTCAACTTTTGAAGTGTACAGTATCAATGACTTACACTAGATACTTTATTGGTAAAGAAAAGTCTAGAACTGATTATGCAGCCTTGTCTGCACCTGGAGAAAATTTTGATTTTAATCTAGGAATCGATCTCAAAACTGGATTTGGTGGTGGTGGGAGACCCAATCCATTTGATTCAACACAAATGTTTAATATGGATAATGATGATGCAAGTTTTAATAATTTAGGATTTAGTGATCTTATTTCCAATCAAGTCCCACTTGATTTTAACTTTCAATTTTGACGATAAATAACCACATGAACTTATAATAACTATGCCATTACCTACTATATCAACTCCAACCTATGAACTTGAGTTGCCATCAACTGGAGAATCTGTACAATATCGTCCCTTTTTAGTTAGAGAAGAAAAATTACTTGTTCTTGCTTTAGAAAGTGAAGATTCTAAGCAGATAACCACTGCAATTAAATCAGTAATTACCAATTGTATAAAAACTGAGACAATCAAAGTTGAGAGTCTTCCAACTTTTGATATTGAATATTTGTTTTTAAACATTAGAGGTAAGTCAGTTGGTGAAGAATTGGAAGTAAATGTTCTTTGTCCCGATGATGAAGAAACTTATGTCCCCACCACAATTAATATTGATGATATTAAAGTCGTCAAAAATGAAGACCATGATAATAATATTAAAATTGACGAGCAACTTGCGATGGAGATGAAATATCCATCACTGGAACAATTTATTCAAACAAATTTTGATTTTACCAATGATGTCGGAGTTGAGCAATCATTTAATTTGATTGCTTCATGCATCAGTCAAATTTTTACTGCTGATGAGTCTTGGGCTGTAGAAGATGTTCCTAAAAAAGAGGTACAGGCATTTTTGGATCAAATGAATTCTGCTCAATTTAAAAAGATTGAGAAATTTTTTGCTACTATGCCAAAACTATCTCATGAGATAAAAGTGAAGAATCCAAAAACTGGTGTTGTGAGCACTGTTGTTTTGGAGGGGTTATCTAGTTTTTTCGCATAGCCCTCTCTCACATGGATTTGGAGAATTATTATAAGTTAAACTTTGCGTTAATACAGTACCATAAATATTCATTAACCGAAGTTGAAAATCTAATTCCATGGGAGCGGGAAGTCTATGTGGCATTACTAAAAGCTCATTTGGAAGAAGAAAAACTTAAAGCTGAACAACAGCGAGCAAATAGCTAATGGCTAATAAGTTACCAAAGTATCTAAGCGAAATAATCCCATATTCTCGTCTTGTAAAGAGGAAAGATGGGTTTAGACAGACTGTTTCCAGTTATATGGAACGGTCTAAGATTCTTATTGGTGACGCATATGACGTTGATTATGATAGAGTAGTAAGTATATTTCTTAAAGCATGGGATAAATCTGAAAAAGATTATCCATCACCGTCCGTTATAACACCTCAAAATATTGCTGAATTTGGTGTATTCAATGAATATTGTCTATACCTTTGGGAATACTATGTTCAGAATAAGAAAGAACCAGCAAAACCAAAAGCACCGCCTAAACTACCAAAGCAGAAAAAACCAGAACCACCAAAACCAAAAACAACTTTAGATCAAGAACCTCCTCAAGTAACTTCAGAGGGTGAGTTTGAAGGATATGGTGATGATGACGGTCTCCTATCTATTCCAAAGACAGAATCAAAACCAAAGGAGAAAAAACCTTCCCCCGCTCTTACAATATATGAGGGTGTAAAGGAAGATGATTTAATTGGTGATGAGGAGATTGATGAAAGAATCCTAAGAATGTTAGGATTAGATGTAATTGAAGATATTGATTATGCAACTTACACCACTCTTTTAAAAGAGTGGAGTGTTGCTGCTAGAATGACAGGTGCTAAGATTAGCACTGAAGAAGCAGAATTAATATCAAATGAATTTAAGAGAGTAAAGAAGAAAGTTGGTAGATTTAAGATTAAGCAGAAGAAGGTAAATATAGGATCTGATCCAACAGCTCCATCTCCAGTAAAGGCAGCTAAAAATTTTATTACAGGTGCTCCAGAAAAAGAACAAAAATTACTTGCTCCAGCAGAAGGACCTAAAAAGAAAAGGAAGAAGAAAAAGGCATCTCTTGAAGAGAATGTTGCTGCAATTCGTAAAAATGTAGAAGCGATACAAAAAATTCTTGAGAATTCTCTCAAGCAAAAAATGAAAGCGATTGGTGCTAATCGCAAAGCATTTGAGAGATCTACTAGAGAAGATAGGGAGAATAAATTAGAAGGCGCAGTCAAAAAGACTATGAGTGCCGCTAGAAAGGTACTCTCTCCAGTATTTGATATTTTGGGAAGGATAATGAACTTCCTGAAAACAATTATCCTTGGTAGGATATTATATAAACTTATTGAATGGTTGGGTAATTCTGAGAATCAGGGTAAACTTAATAATGTCATACAGTTTGTGAAAGACTGGTGGCCAGCGTTACTTGCAGGGTTCTTATTATTTGCAACGCCTCTTGGTTTATTAGTAAGAACAGTTATGGGGACCATAGCAAAACTTACATTAACTATGTTGAAACGGGGCATACCAATGCTCTTGAGATTTGTTGCAAAGAATCCACTTGCAGCTGCTGCAATCGGTACTGGCGTTGCTGCTGGTGTTATGGCATTCAGAGCTAAGGATAGCACTGAACAGCAATTAGAAGATAAAGGTCTGAGTGATGCTCCTCCAAAGCAGCAAGCGGATGAACTATCAAAACCTGGTAGTATTATGGAAACATTTACTAGAGGTATACTACCTTCTTTAAATGCTCCTGGTCTTGCTGGTGGTGGTAAAGTTCCAAGAAAAACTCCACTTTCTGGTGGTAGAGTCACACAGTCTAGTGGTAATCGTGTAAGGGGTGGTGGTAAGGATACTCAGATGATTGTCGCTCAACCTGGCGAATTTGTTATGAGTAAGGGTGCTGTAGATAAGTTTGGTCCTCAATTATTTTTGGATTTAAATAAAGCTGGTGGCGGAACTAATGCTCCTAAGTTTTTGAATGGATTACAATTTGCTCAACAAGGTGGTAGGATCGGTGTAGATTTTAATAATATTCCCTCTATTGATATAATAGCAGCACAAGAAGAACAAAGGAGAAGATTTGGTTTTGATGAAAGAGTAGAGCAAGTTGGTATTCAAAAAACAATGGTTGAATTTAGGAAATTCAAAATGTTGGAGAGAGCAAAAACTGCATCTCCAACAATGAGATCATCTGGAAATAGTGGAAGTGTAGAGTTACCACCAGAGATGCAATATCCAATGAGTCGAACTCCAAGTTCTTCAAATGGATCTAGTTCTAATTTGGGATCTAGTTTTAAAGGATTGAAAAGTTCTGCAGTTGTTGCTGCTCCTCCTACTCCAGAAGCACCTGATAATGGGGAATCTATGGTAGCACCAAAAACTCTACCTGCAAATTCATTTTCGGCACCATTTACTGGTGCAGTATCAGAAAAACCTCAATCTGCACCTAAACCGACTCCACTTCAGGTAATTCCATATTCTGAAAAACAACCCGTTCCAGATCCACCTGCTGGATCAACGGTTAATGTCACTACAATACAGACCAGTACGGATGCAAAGGGAAATTTAACTACCAATCCAAGTAATAATAGAGATATTCCTGAATTTGACACTGCTCTTACCACAGCATCAAGGATGATGAATATACAAATTTACGGAATTGTGGGGGTAGAGTAAGGTGGCAGTTAATACCCAAAAGTTTTTACCTTCTTCAGGTGGAGCTATAGTTAAAGGTGCTATTCCAAAAAGTTCATTGGTTCCATACTCTCCGCAAGGAAAGTTTGCGATGCCAGAGGTTGTGGGTGACAAAACAGAGGAGAAACTTAAGAGTACTCTAGAAGGTGATGTTGATGCAATTCGTACATCTACTACAAAAATTAAGGCAGTTCTGAGAAAGAGTGTAAAAATAGATTTAAAACAATTTAGAGATAATCGTAAAAAGAAGGAAAAAACTAAACGAGCTGGTAGAGAAGATGCCCTAGAGAAGGGTGAAGATAAGAAAGGGAAGAAGAAGTTGGGTATATCTATGCCCAAAGTGCCATTCTTTACTAGAGTTAAAAACTTTTTAGGTTCTATATTTTTAGGATGGTTGACGTTTAGGTTAATTAAGTTTGCCCCACAATTTTCTGCATTTCTTGAGAGAATAAAACCGATTGCTACTTGGATTGAAGGATTTGTAGGTGATGTCTTCAATGGATTTGTTGGATTTATTGATGGTGCTTATGATATTAAAAAGAAAGCAGAAGATAAGGTTGAGGAATTATTTGGTGATGAAGGTCTTAAAAAGTTTAAGGAGTTCCAGGGAACATTTACAAAGTTCATGAACCTTGCCATCATCGCTGCGATGTTGAGCACTGGTGGAAGTGATTTAGGTCTTGGTAGAAGACGTGGAGGTCCTGGTGGTAGAAATCAAACAGGCATACAAGGTATGCGTAATCAAGCAGGTAGAGTCACAAGAGGTGGCACTACTGCTTCTGCTGCTAGAAGATTTGCTGATAGGCATGGAAGAGACGCTGCAATAAAAAGATTTGGACCAAAGGCAGTTCAAAGTTTGGGTGGCAGGTATGCCAGATCTGGTGCTACTAATGTTGCTAGAAGAGCTGCAGTAGCTGTTCTTGGTAGAGGTGGTACAAGGTCAGCATTGGGAATCCTTAAAAACTTCATCAGTCCAGTTGTTAAGAGAATACCCATCATTGGTGGACTGATTGATTTTGCTTTAAATTATTTTGTATTTAAAGAACCTCTTGGTAGATCTGCGTTTGCTGCTATTGGTAGTACTATTCTTGGTGCTCTCGGTGCAACGGCAGGATCAGTCATTCCTGTTGCAGGAAACTTTGTTGGTGCTGCTTTAGGTGGTCTTGCAGGTGATGCCGCAGGAAAGTGGTTATATGATACATTCTTTGATAAGAAAAAACCTGTCGATATTCCTGAAGGAACTGAAGGGAGAGAGCGAGGAGGTGAAATTGGAAAATCGCAAAGTGATGCAAAGAAGTTAGAAAAAGAAAGAGAACGGGATAATCAGAGACGAGTAAACAAATTCAGATTAACTCCTAATCCTAAAGTTAGCAAAGAACCTGAAGCAACTAAGAAGAACTTATTTGAAAGAGTCTTTGGAAATTTGAAGAAGAAGGGTGGTGCTTTTGAATTTTTAACAAAAGCTAGGCAAAAAATATCTGATGGCAGAACCACAATGATATCCAAGATTATGAGTCTTGGTATCGATATTCTGAGTGGAAAAACAGTATCCAATAAAACCATACAGGATATTGCTAAGAATATGGTGAATTTCTTTGATGCTGCACTGCCAGCACCAATGACAATGTTGAGACAAATCATTCAAAAGTTCTCTAAAGGTGGACTTGTGGATGGTTATTCACCTATTGAGAGAGACAGAAGAGTTAAAGATACCGTTAAACAACTTAAAGCAGGATTTGCTCGCGATATTATTGAGAAGCAGCAGCAAATTTTTGGAACACTTAAGAGATCATCTATCGCTGCTGGAATTAGAGATGGTCAAAGGGATACTGCTAATGATTTATCTCTTCGTAGTGGAGGTTCCAGAATGCCGACTAAGGCAGGACAAACTATTGCCGCAGATGATAAACTCATAGCACTTACAGGAGATTCTGGAAGTGTTAGTTATGGTGGATCTGCAAATAAAAAATTAGATATTTCTTATAGTCCTTTTGCCAAATCTGATATTGACGCACAAAAAGCCTTGGGAGGCATTGTAATTACTTCTGGCAAGGGACAGAGAGGTGGTAGACCTCATAATGGGTATGATATTGGTGCATCCTTCGACACACCAATGTATGCATATCTAGATGGTGAAGTTACTCACACCAACACTAATCTTGGTGGAATTAATGATGGTTCTTATGGATATTGGATTGTGTGGAAAGATGCTGTGCATGGTGCGTATCACTTCTTTGGGCACTTAAATAGACCACCTGGATTAAAACCAGGAGATAAATTTAAGGCAGGTGCATTACTTGCAAATGTTGGTGGATCTGGTGATGGTAGTCTAACAAAGTATGACCCTCATTTACATTGGGAGATATCTAAATCTGCACCTGCTGCAAACGGTCAGTTCACTAGTTACGTAGATCCTGGTAACTGGGTAAATACATATGGTGTAGAACCACCAAAAGTGGCAATAAATCCTGTTCGACGCACTAATAATGCGGAAGGAATTGAAACTGAGGCAGAATATGAGAAAAAAGGAACAGAAATTGTAATAGTTCGGAATGAAACTGTTCGCGTTAGAACTATCACACAACATACTGCTAGCGCCCCAAATATCCCAAACAGACCATCTAAAACTGTAATCCCAACCACTGCAATAGGATAATGGCATCACCACTACAATGTGCCGAATCAGGCAATATCTTAGAATTTGTAATATTTTCAAATAAGACAGGGCGTTCTGCTGATGTTGGTCCTGGTGTTATTTCTTTAAGTTATTATGAGAGTATTCTTGATGGATCAGTTCGTTTTGTTGCTGTAATTGTTGATTCTGGTAGTAGTGATAAGGGTGGGGAGGCAATCACAGTATTACAGGAATTAAAACTTGAGGGTTCTGAAAAGTGCCACATTACTGTTTCGGATAATCAAAGCAATAGGTTGAAATTTGCAGATGATAATGCAATGTATATTAGAGAGATTAGGAATATTGTATCTTCTTCAGAGAGCACCATATACACGTTGGAATTGATGAATAAAGAGTTGATAGCAAATGATTTACTATCAACAGAGGTTTATCGTAGATTTGATGGTGAGATTAGTCAATCTGCAGAGATTGTATTGAAGGAGATATTGAAAACAACCAAATCTGTTATAGTTGATGCTACAGCAAATAATTATAATTTTATTGGTGAAGGTAAAAAACCATTTAGATTACTTGCAGAGATTGCTACAAAAGGGGTATCTCAAGCATCTAAACAGTCTGCAGGATATTTGATATTTGAAACATATGAAGGATATAATTTTAGATCAATTGACAATCTCTTTGAAGATGATGCTGGACATAAGTCCTATATCTACAATAGTAGTACAAAATTGCCTAATGGATATGATGGTAAAATTCTTAGATATGATGCTGATACTACAATAGATGTTGAGAAGAATTTAGCAACTGGAATATATGGTTCTAGGATGGAAACTATTAATACTTACAGTCATATATTTAATACAAAAGCACAGGAAGTTGATACTGAAGAGCAAAAAATACATGGTGGTTTGTTATTGCCAACTCTATCAAAAGAGTTTAATGAAGAATTTGCAACTGATGGTGCTTTATTATCCAGAAGATTTACAAAAATTGATTCTGTAGGCGAGTTACCAGAGGGCAGTGTAACTGAGCAGATTGAAAAGAAGACAGATCAGAATTTGGTATTGGAAGAAGTCGTCGTTCAATCATCGATGACATATAATAAATTATTCACAATGAGTATGAAGATTACTATTACTGGAGATTACTCTTTGAGAGCTGGGGATGTTATTCATTGTGATTTCCCAGAGCAGAGTTCAAAAAAGGAGGGTGGTATTGATAAAGAACTTAGCGGTAAATTTATGATTGCAGATATATGTACACAGTTGACATCAAAGACTATCTTTACTAGAATTCATCTTGTAAGGGATTCGTTTGGAAGACAGGCAAATAGTAGTGTTGGAGCACAGGGAGGAACATCTCTTGCTAATGCCAATAAAGGTAACTTTACTAATGGTAATCGATCACTTCCAGGCACTGGAAGAGTAAATCCCTTCGATTCTAGTTCTCTATTCAGTGATCTTAATCTAAATCAAGGATTGTTTGACACGATAAATGATTTAAATAGTAATCAAACTAGAGATAAATCGGGTAGAACTAAAGATAAAACTAGAATTAATGCTAATTTAGATGATAATCAGTCAGGAAACTCCGATTTTAATGCTGATGAATATCTGGGCTTGTGATTAAAATAACCTCATAAATATATAAGAAAACATATTAGTCTATGGAAAGCATAGAAACCCATATTGCCAAGGATAAAGAAATCCTTGACAATGCTACTACATCTCCACAACAACGTCGTCACATTGAAGGCGAATTGCATGAATTGGAAGATTATGCTGAGCATCACAAGCAAGAGATTGAAGCAGGAGATCATCATGATCCCTCTCCTTTAGAGCTTTATTGTGATCAACATCCCTCAGAACCTGAGTGTTTAATTTACGAAGATTGAGATAGTATATGAGTAGCTGGACTTTAGGATCAAATTATTTCGACGCTGGCACACCATGGAACTTTTGGGAAGGGATCGTTGCGCCTAGAGAAGTTTGGGAAAGGGATGAAGAACAAGTTGCTGAACGGGGGGATTTACTCAACTGGGGTTACCGCGTAAAAGTTAGAATTCAAGGAGTTCACCCAGCAGATAAAACCATCCTCCCAGATGATCAATTACCTTGGGTCCGTATTAGTGGAACTAATACTGGTAGTGGACATAAAAGAACTGGTCTAAGTATCGGAGTTACACAGGGAAGTAGAGTTTTTGGTATTTGGGGAAATCCCCAAAAGAAAGAAGATCCAATACAACTTGGAACATATCCAAATACTGATCAATTATTATTGCCCAAAGAACAACCACCAAATAATGGATTTCTTCCTTTTAGTGGAATTAAAACTTCTGATTTAGTTGCGGGATATTCTATTCCTGCTAAGGCGGGGAAACCCCTTGAGGGATTGTTCTATCCTAACATGCTAACACTATCAGATATTGCGATGATGCAGGAACCTGCGTTCCCTGTGGCATCGCCTACTGATTGTGATAAAGCCCCAATGAACTCCATTCAAAAATCAATGACGGAGTTGATTCAGAAAATTGAGAGGGCGCAAAATCAACTTAATATATGGGAAGATGCTGCACAAGGTTGGATCTCAGAAAAACAGGAGTGGATTCAGGAAAAGATTAGTGAAGCGTCCAATTTTATTGCTCTTGGTTTAAAAGACCTATTTAAAAACATACGTAAGTTTGTTGTAGAGAAACTCAACGAAGAAACTAAAAAACTTTACGAACTACTTAACCCACCAGATAGAGATAAAGCAAAAGTTGCGAAAGATGCTCTTGTTGAATTGATTGTTTGTCTTTTCAACAAAATGATTGGTAATTTGAAATCTCTGGCGGGTAATTTTTTAAGTCAGATGATGGATCGCTATATTAATGTTCCAGCATGTGCAGTTCAAAATTTTGTTGGAGCACTTCTTGGTAATCTTCTTGGGGGTTTATCTGGTGCTATTGATTCTTTAGTCGGTAAACTATCTGGTTTGATTGGTGGTGCTTTTAGTCTTGTTGGCAGTATCTTAGGTATTTTGACAGGTATTGCTGGATTTCTTGCTTGTGAAGAAAATCAAGAGTGTCCTGACGCAAAAGAGTGGAGTATATTTGACGGTGCTAAACCACCAGCAAGTTTTGATCTTGATGGTATTATCAACCAGGCAAAGGATCTTGCGAAGAACACTGCTGATTTAGTTGATATTGATAATCTTGGATTGATGGATTTTGGTGATCTAATTAATGGTGCGATTAATTCTGCAAATCAGTGTAATGTTGGACCATTATTCTGTGGTCCTCCTAAAATTACTTTTTGGGGTGCTGGTGGCAGCGGCGCAAGTGGAAATGTAATTACTAGTGCAGTAGGTGATATTTTAGGTATTGATTTAAAGGCACAGGGTTTAGGATATAGAAAAGCACCTTTTGTGGATATTAGTGATTCTTGTGGGAAGGGATCAGGAGTAAGAGCACATGCTGAAGTAGAACGAGATGGAAATACTGATCCAGAAACTAATCAACCAACATATAGAGTAGTTAGAGTAATTATTGATGATCCAGGTGATGGATTCATTCCAAGACCAGATGGTGACATGGGTGGAGATGGTAGAGTATGGGCACCTAAAGATTGGACAGTAATAAAAAGACCAGATGGAAGATGGCAGAAATTTCCTCCTGGAACATCTGAAGATGATCTTGATGTTCCAGTACCTGGAACAGAAGATCCAGATCAACCACGGACAATTGTAATTAGACCAGACGATAAACCGTATATTGGTGATTATGTTAAACCAGAAGTAGGTCCAGGCGGTCTCCCTACACCCAGAGATCCAAATAAAGATGGAGATGGTACTGGTAGGGATATTTCTGACAAACTTCCAGAGACAATAGATGATCGTAAAAAAAGAATTACTGGAATAACTAAAATTCCTGGAACAGGACCAAATGGAGAAACTATATTTGATACATATCCAACCTTGGATGTTGGTAGTTATCCTGTAATATTATACCTTTGTGATATTAATATTGAAGGTGCTGGAATTAATTATTCTTACGAAGATAAGATTATTATCGAACCTAATCGAGGTGCAGAGGTTGTTCCTTTATGGGGTCCTTTTGGAGTATTAGATGGTGTCAAAATTGTTAAGAGTGGTAAAGGATTTGTTGAAAGACCTAGAATTTACATTCAGTCTGATACTGGGTATAATGCAGAATTGACACCAGTTTTCTGTGTTGATAGACTCAGTGATGATACCGAAGGCAATCCATCAGATTCAAGAGATCTCATTCAAAATGTAATTGATGTTGTTGATTGTGTTGGTAGTGTTGATTCTAGAGACTTTATTGGATATGTTAATGGAAAACCATACTATGGAGACTTCCATATGCATATGGGTCGTAAGATGACTGGTAGGAGTCATAGATCTTACGAGGGAAGACCACATCCATTCATATATGACACTGTTGGTGAAAGTATTCAAAATTATGATAATAGATTTGGATGGGATGGAAGTTTCCTGAGAATGGTAACTTCTGGAGCACCAGATACTCGAACTGTTGATCAAGGATCTTCTACTTCCAGTGTATCTTCTGTTGATTCTTCTAGTGGAATATCAATTTCTGGAGGAAATGCTGAAGATGATAATAATATGGAAAATAATATGGCAGTTCAACCAGCATCTGCACCTCCATCAGCAGCACCTCCTCCAGCGTCTGCACCTCCATCAGCAGCACCACCAGCAGCACCACCGTCTGCCCCACCAGCGGCACCTCCTGCCGCTCCACCGTCTAGTCCACCACCTTCATCTCCACCATCTGGTGGCGGATATGGATATTAATTTAGTACCTCATGGCACGTCCAAGAATACATAATCCAATAGAATTGAGTAATGACTACGGTCATATTAAATTCGGACATATCCTACCCAATAACACTTATGCTGGTGTTTTGGTTAGGAATGGTGACCCAATGAGACCATCTGAACACTATATGGCGTTCATGTCTTCTGGGAAAATGAAGGGAGGAACTATCAACAGATGTCCTGGTGTATATCAAATACATTGTGGTGAAAAACCAGTAGAAGATACATCTTTTGTACTAAATGCTGCTCTGGGTGATATAATTCTTAGAGCACCTAATGGTAGAATTAGGATGGATGCTAGAAATGTTGACATAAAGGCAACTGGGAACGATAATAAGAGTGGTATAATTAACATTGAATCTAACGAAAAAATTATTGTTCGCAGTAAGAACGTTGAGATTAATGGTGATGCTGTTGCTAAATTCCTGTCTTCAGGAACATGCGAAATAGTTGGTAATAGCGCATTGAATTTTTTTGGTGGATTAATTGATTGTGCCGATGCATCAACAACATTATTACCGTCTAAAGGAACATCTGCATTTGAAACTCAACAACGAGGGGGAGGATTTATTTAATGAAAGTACCAGATTTAGAAGTTAAAAAGACTTTATATGTTGGAGCGGGAGATCCTAGTTTGCCTCTTGGCAAAGGACCACTTCAGATTAGAGGAGGTGCTTTTATAGAATCTCCAGCAGTCTTTGGTCAGATTCCACCATTTTTGTATGGTAATGTAAATATAGGACCAGCGATCAACCCAGATATTACAGTAGATCCTTTTATTCCTGGTGCCATGTGTACTGGGATCAATAATCCATATTCACTCGCTGTGGTTGGACCATCCGCGTTCTTGGGCATCTTGGATTGTAATGCCAACATTAACGCTGGAGGTAATATCACTGCTCAAGGTGAGGTTATGTCTCGTTGTGGGGTTCATATTCTCTCAGCGAAGAAGAATTTTGATATTCCTCACCCAACAAAGGAAGGTTGGAGATTACGTCATACCTGTCCAGAAGGACCAACAAATGATGTATACATAAGAGGTAAATTGAGGAATGGTAATGTAATTGATTTTCCAGAGTATTGGAGAGAATTGGTAGATCCTGATTCAATTACAGTATCTATTACTCCAGTTGGAACTCATCAAGACATTATAGTTCATAAAATTGAAGACAATAAAGTTTTTCTTCACTCTTCTAGACCTATTAACTGTCACTATCATGTTTATGGTGAGCGAGTAGATGGTGAGAGATTAATTCCAGAATACGAAGGTACAACTCCCGCAGATTATCCAGGTAATAATGATGAATACTCTGTATCTGGATACCATTATGATACGAAGAGGTAATTATGTCTGAATTTGTAGTAGAACAAAACGGCAGTCCTGCTTGTGATGGCAAGTGGAGTGGTGCTCCTACGGGAGATTGGAGATTCCCCATCTATCCATGGACAGGAGATAATGAATATCCGCCCGATGCATGTCCACTCAGGAGACATGACTTTGTACAATGCACAGATTTAAAATGGGCAGGTGGCATATTGTCAGTTAAAGCACCCATTTGGGATGCTAAAAAATCTTTTGATATCTCGCACCCAACTAAAGATGGTCATAGACTTAGATATATTTGTCTTGAAGGACCAGATGCAGAGGTATATTTTAGAGGTAAACTCGTAAACGAATCTTACATTCAACTTCCAGATTACTGGAAAGATCTTGTTGATATGGAGAGTTTAGGTATTACTTTAACTCCCAACGGTCATTGGCAAGAACTGTTTGTTGAAAAAATTGAATGGGGATCTAGAGTTGTAATTAAAAATAACGCAGGATCAGCAATTAACTGTGACTTCATGGTTCATGGTGTTCGTAAGGATGTTACAAAAAATATTCCTGAATATCAGGGGTTGACAGCAATGGACTATCCAGGCGATAATAGGGAATATAATATCAACGGCAAATGACCTACAAGGTACATGAAGCATTCCCTTTGATGGTTTATCAGGGGGAAGTCGAGTGTCACGATACAATCAAAGAGCATCTTGACGAACTTCGTGACTATTGGTTTGATGGGTATGAGAATGAGAGTCCAGAATATTCTGGTAGAATCTTTGCTCATCAAAAAGAATGTTGCAAACCCTTCTTTAAGGAACTAAGAACTCATATTGATAATTACTTTGATTGCTTGATTGTTGATCATTCAAAGTTGGATTATCACATTATTAAGTCATGGGTTGGATATCATAAGGATAATGAGACACCCTCAGTCAAACCTCATAATCATAATGCTTCTGATTTGAGTTTTGTATATTATTTGAATACTGATGAGACTTCAGATAAATTCTGTGTTGCTCAGGAGAATAATGCCAATGAGTGTGTTGGGGATTTATTTACTACAGCGATTCAGAGAAATCTGATCGGTGGTTATAACAAATATAACTGTGATGTTTATACTATTACTCCTAAAGAGGGTACAGTAGTTATTTTTCCTAGTAAAGTCGGACACTTTACTCAACAGTTTGCTGATCGTAAAGGTGAGAGGATTGTTATACCTGGTGATGTTAGGGTTACTCTAAAACCTGAGAATCCAGATTACCATCAAGGATCAACGCATCCTTCTCAGTGGCTGGAACTTTGATTAATTTGTCTGGATCCCCTACTTCAAAGAGTTTTCTGTAGTCGGATGCCCACATTTCATTCCTGAGCATCCAATCCATACTATAATCAAATTTAATATGATCTTTTCCAATATATCTATCGATATATGATTTGATCAAGGTCTCTCCTAGAGAGACATCCCCCCAATTGTTGTCATGTATTTCTTTTATCTTCTCATAGCATTTGAAATATTGCTTCATCCAATATCCTTTGCCATGGGCGAAGTAGTCTATGTATGAATCTTCTGGTTCACATGGACCTGGATGAACCTTCCATGCAGGGATAACTATGTCACCATCTTTTATACTGAAGTTCTTTGTAGAGAAGTCACTTCTACATTTGATTACAACATCATAGTCTTCGGGATTGAATAGTGATAGACCTAGGTATATGCAATACCACTGCTTTAAGATTCTGTAAGACCAATCTCTTTCATTCATTTCTAACCCATCTGCTTTAAAATTAAAATCAGGAAGAGTTTCTTTATCTCGGAACAAATATTTTTTGGGGTTATACTTATCTATTAGTTGATCTACATCAACATCTATGATTCCAGAACCCATGTATAGTTCTGAATAACTGTATGATGTAATATAGACATCAGCAGAATACTTATCAATTATGTTGGATTTTATGTTTGGAAGATGCTTCTCCCAATTCCTCATATATCCAGTCATTAAAAGAGCTACCCTCATAATAAATAAACTACACATCTTATATAATTATGCTTGATCGTATGGCGAACATTGTTCGCGAGTCTTGGAAAGAATTGCCAGTACTAAAACCTCTTAAAGTAAATAAAAAATATCAAAGTATTTACAAAGAGGTTGAAGGTGAATCTTTAATGATTCAAAATGAAATGTATAAATGCAAAGGATTGCGTAAAATACATTTGGAAGTAGCACATCTTGGGGCTCTAGATATTTTGCATTGTGTTTGGTTTCCAGACCCAGCATATAATTTACCTATATTTGGTGCAGATATTGTTGCAAACAAGTCAATTGTTAGTGCTGCAATTGTAGACTTGTCACCAGTAGATGGATGGTCACCAGTATATACAGATATTGCGCCATTATCCACAAAATATAAATTTAGTAGACAGAGGAAGATTCCTCAATGGGGATCTATATTCTCACCATATTGTAAATTTATGAGTCTTGAGGAACCTGCAGAGAAGGAATTGTTTTTAGATTTGGTGGATAATTATTTGAAGATATTGTGCAAACATGTCAATACTAGTGAACCTCAAAATGAAACTCTTACCTCTGTAAAGATGAGGCATTATGGTCAAGTAAATTATTGTAGACAACAAAAAAAGAATGATAAGACACGAAGAATACTAGCAAAGTGTTTTAATGATAGTTGGGCAGACAGATACATTGATACTGTATTATTCAATGAACCAAGAGATAAATATAAAAAAGATATAGATTGATATGGGAGTTGTTTTAGAGGATCTAAAAAAAGAGAGGAACCAACTCAATAAGGCATTGAAAATAATTCCTAAAAAGAAGGCTGCTGCTGAGGCTAAACGTGATAAGTTTCAAGCACCAGCTTTAGAGACTCAGAAGTTGGCAAAAAATAGTTGTGATAGTGCTAATGCAATAAAACAACAAATTATTTCTCTTGGTGGTAATACTGGAGTTAGCACATCTCTTTATGGAACTAGTGTATCTTCAATAACATCTTTATATGGTAATGTTGTCGGTCTTGCTACTACTGCGACAGGATCATCTGTGGGTGTTGTTGGATTGGGTTCTGCAATAATTGCCGTAGGATACATCTACGAAGATGTTATTAAGGGGTATGATTATCCTGTTATATCTGGTGAAAATTATGGTGCAGAATATCCTTGGTCAGGTGAAGGATATTATGAAGTTACTAACAGTAATTTGGGTATTGGTAAAAGCACAGAGTTCTTTAGAAGTGGTGGATCTCAAATAGGTATTGTATTCCATCTAACTTCAATTGAGAGTGCTGTTACCACTTTAAAATCTCAATATTCTGTTGGATTAACTTCTGTCACTGATCAGTGTCTTGTTGCAACTGAAACTCAAGAAGCAAAGAGTGAGCAAGAATTTGTGATATGGAGTTTTGGACGCGAAGAACAAATTAAAAATGATCGCCTTGCAGAGATCGAGAATTCAGTTACTAGCGTTACAGATCAGCAGTATGGGGGTCCTTGGTAATACTTGACCATGGTCATATCCTGTGTTATATTTTTTGTTTGGGAGTGTGGCGGAATCGGTAGACGCACCAGACTTAAAATCTGTTGGGAGTTAATCCCGTGGGGGTTCAAGTCCCCCTACTCCTACCTAAACTAAATATTAAGAAATGGTAACATAATGAAGTTAAAGTTAACTAAATCATTTTGTTGGTCTCTTGCAGAATCAACTGAACGAATAGTTACCATGTACTTTATAAATGACATTCCATTTACTTGGGATGAGTTGACAGAGGATCAAGAAGTAGATTATTCTTGTAAGATTGCTGCAGATACTCATAGAAAGGGGTATAGATATACCCCAGAAGATTTGTTCCGTTCTTCGGGATATTTAATTATGGAAGAATGCCATCCTTGCTTTTTTGATTTAGATTTAGAGAATCCTGAAATCTTGGCAGAATTAGAAGATTAACGGATTATTATGTTCGATTCACAAATATACAATTATGACTCTGATAAATATCGCTTCCGTGATATTATATTGGAATCTATTCAAAAATATTATCCAGACGTAATTGATCTGGAGCACCTTCATGAAGTGGTTCCATATAAGTTAGTTGGAGATCTTGTCAAAAAAATTGGTAAAGATATTGCAGACACTGATTTTTATCAAATATTTGATGGACTAATTGCTGAGGAAGTTCTCCCACTATTACCGACAGATGTTCTTGTTCAGAGATTTGGTAATATTAGAATAAATGTTCCAGATCAAGATAGGATTGGGGCTGTCCTCCCCTTCCACCAAGGTAAGTGGGTTGGTAATGGTTTGGGGTTGAGAACAATATGGTTACCCTTTACTGATGCCTATGATTCTAATTCTCTACAGATACTTGACATAGAGAAGAGTAGATGGATTACTGAAGGTTGTCTCAAAGAAAATTGGGATTATCAAAGATTTCAACATTTTTGTTTAAATCATTGTAAACCTGTCAATATAACTCAGAATCAGTTTTTGATGTTCACTCAGGAGAATATTCATGGTGCAGTTCCAAATCGAACTGGTAAGACTAGAATAAGTATTGATGTTAGGGTTCTCCTTAGAGGTGGACAACCTCATAGGAAATGGCCAGGAGCATATTTTAGAATTCTTGGTGATACAGATATTCAGTCAAGGAATGTTTCTATTCTGGATCACGAGAATGTCGTCATGTATGCAGAATACGAGGGATTTAAAACTAGTCATATAGACTTACACTTTCAGACTTTAACCGTTAAAGATTATTGTAATAGGATGGGATATGCATTCCCACATCAAACTGGTGATAATGAAGGAAGAGATCATACATATTTGGAGTACCTAATTAAGCAGGATACTTTAGATCATATTTTAATGTTTAGTATATTTTCTCTTCCCGATAATATTGATAGAAGAAAATATTTAATGAATCTGTCTTTAGAATATGGTTGCAAGTTACACTTCGCTAACGAAGAATTTGTCTTAGACAGTGAAGATATGCTACATAAAATAGAATATTTACGCAGTTTTACTGCAGATTGGAGTAGTCCTGTATGCAAATAAAAATTTGGTACAGTGAGGAGATGCATCAATGGCGTTGGATTCTCACAAATGACGACGATAACTATCTACAAGAATCTGGTCAACAGAAGTATCTTGCAGAAGCAATGGCAGATATAACTGCCACGGTTGAGTACGTTTTAGAGTGTAATCAATCTGAATAAATAAAACATAGCAATAGTACTTGTGGAATAAAATGGGTCTTAGTCGCTTAGATAATTTTCTGAAAAATAGTAGAGGAGATATCCTTTACGTTGATCCTTCAAGTATTGACTCGACGGATAGTATTGAAAACCAAGGTAACTCTTTGGTTAGACCCTTCAAAACTATCCAAAGGGCATTAATTGAAGCAGCAAGATTCTCTTACCAGAAGGGATTTGACAATGATAGGTTCAGTAGAACAACTATCATTGTATATCCTGGCGAGCACCTGATTGATAATAGACCAGGTTGGATACCCATACATGATAATCCACAAGGCGGAAATAATTATTTGACTCGTAGTGGATCTGCATCCAATGCGTTATCCGAATTTACTTTGGATACTAATTTTGATATTGATGATCCAGACAACGATCTCTACAAGATGAACTCGGTATACGGGGGTGTGATTATTCCCCGTGGTACATCTATCGTTGGATTGGATCTTCGTAAAACTAAAATTAGACCAAAGTTTGTACCAGATCCTTCTGATACTGATATTAGTAGAACTTGTTTGTTCCGTGTAACGGGTACTTGTTACTTCTATCAGTTTACTTTCTTTGACGCTGACCCAAGTTCTAGAGTATTTAAAGATTACAGCACCTCTATTTTTGTACCCAATTTCTCTCACCACAAGTTAACTTGTTTTGAGTATGCTGATGGTGTAAACCCTGTCGCTTTTAATGATTCATTCCTTAACTATAACACCACAAGGACTGACCTAGATCTTTACTATCAAAGAATTGGTCTAGCATTTGGTGCTTCTAGTGGAAGAGAGATTGGTCCTGACACTCCAGATAGTGGGGTTGACATTCAGACCAAGGTTGATGAATTTAGAATCGTTGGTTCTAAAGGTGAGAATATTGGTATTAGTAGTATTAAGGCGGGTAATGGTGTAACTGCAAACACCACAATTACTGTGGATCTTGTAGAAGAACTCGATGGACTGGACGTTGATACTCCTATAAGAATTGAGGGTGTTCCTACTGGTGGATATAATGGTTCATTTGTAATTAATTCTGTTGAGAGTAAAACTAGAATTAATTACGAGGTCTCTAGTCCTCCAGCAAATCCTCTACCTTCAATTGTTGCTGGATCTGCAACCCTGAATATTGTTGTTGACTCGGTAACTTCTGCTTCTCCATATATCTTTAACTGTTCATTGAGATCAGTATTTGGTATGTGTGGTCTCCATGCTGATGGTAGCAAGGCGACTGGATTTAAGTCGATGGTTGTAGCTCAATTCACTGGAATTGGTCTACAAAAAGATGATGAGGCATTTGTAAAATATAACGCAATATCTGGTGTATATGAAGATTCTACCGCTGTAGAGAACTTACATACAGATACATCTGCTGTTTATAAACCAGATTATGAGAACTTCCACATTAAGGGGTCTAATGATGCCTTCTTGCAGTTGGTCTCAGTATTTGCTATTGGATATGCTAACCACTTCCTGTCGGATACTGGTGGTGATATGTCTATCACCAACTCTAACTCTAACTTTGGAGCAAAAGCATTAATTTGTGTCGGATTTAGAAATAATGCCTTCCCTAGAGATGATACGGGATTTATCACTCACATCCTTCCACCACAAGAACTTACTACAGATGAAGTAAACCTTGAGTGGGAAGCAATTGACGTTGCAAGAACAGTTTCTGTAGGACAAACCAGCAGATTATATTTGTATAATCAGTTCAATGCTAATGTCTCACCACAATCTGTAATTCAAGGATATAGAATTGGTGCAAAAAATCAGGATAGATTGAAGGTTATCATTAATATTAATGGTCAACCTGAGGTTAAACAAGCAGATATTATTATGCCCGAAACACAGGGCACTGGTGTCTTTGAGACAACTGCTACCAAAATACACACTGTTGGTAGAACTGCCATCGGTATTAATAGTATTACTTCTAATATATTCACTCTTACACAACCACACTCATTTATCAGTGGGGAATCTCTCAGAATTTTGAGTGATGATGGAGAACTTCCTGATGGTTTAGACCATAATAGACTTTATTATGCAATTACCGCTGGTATTAATACTGACCAAGTTAAGTTGGGTCAAACTCTTAATGATACAATCAGTGCTTCTGCTGTAACTGTAAACAGTAAAGGTGGTATTCTTCAAATTGAATCCAGAGTATCTGATAAGAAGTCTGGAGACATTGCTCACCCAGTACAATATGATGACACTCAACAGCAATGGTATGTTCAGGTAAGTGAAGACAGTACAAAAAATAATATTTACAGCACTATCGTTGGATTAGGAACATTATCTCTTGGAGATGCATCTCCAAAGACATTCATTTCTAGAACTCCAGATAATAGATCACTTGAAGATAAAATCTACAAAGTTAGATATGTTGTACCTAGAGATTCTTCTGTTCTTGGTAGACCACCAGAAGATTCTTTCGTACTTCAAGAATCTGGACAAACAGTTGGACTTACTAATAATGAAATCTCCAAGTTTAAGAGTGTAAGTCCTGTTATTCTTTCTAACAGTTCTGAATTAAGAAACCCTAGAATGCTCGCAAGTGCTGTCTGGGATGCCACTAGTGGTATTGCTACTATACACACAGAAGTACCACACCAGTTATCTACTGGTTCTCAAGTTCAGATCTTCAATGTTGTATCTACAGCAAACACTACTGGTATTGCAAACACTGGATTTAACGGTGTATTTGCGGTTACTGGAAGACCAGATAGAAAAGCGTTTACTGTTGGTCTCAATACTAACCCTGGACAGTTTGATAACAATACTGATTTAAGAACTACGGATCTTCCTAGGTATGAGAGAAAGAATCTTAATAACACATTATTTGTATATAAGAAGGAAGAAGTTCAGGAATATATTCCAAATGCGAAAGATGGTGTTTATCACTTAACCTTAATTGATGCATCTTCTAAACCTGCTGTCACTCCATTCCAGAATTTAAGATATCAGCAACCACTTAAGAACCTATTCCCACAACTCGATAGAGATAATCCAGTCTCTGACCCAGAGCAAACGAGAACATTTGCTCTTCCAACTCCTCTTGGACTTACTGAGGTTAATGATCCTCAGAAAAACCTGACTAAAGAGGTAATTAATAAGAATATTAGAGACATCAAGATTGGATTTGATGTTGCAGATGTTCTATCTCAGAGTGGTATTGCTCACACTATCCAAACTTTAGGTGACCATGGATTCAATGCGGTCACTAAAGTTGGTGTTACTAGCACTGGTTTAAATTATGGTAATGGTTCTGGAAGTATTCAGACTCTTTATAATGCTAACTTAGTTGGTTTTGGCAACTCTGATACAGGTAAGTTTGCTACAGCAAACGTTCAAATTGATGTTGATGGTGCAATTACTGCTGTCAAGATTGTTGACGGTGGATCTGCATATGGTATTGGTAACACTCTTGCTGTTACTGGTATTGGTTCTACTGGGGGATTTGTTCAAGGTTATGTTACTGTTGAAGAAATCCATAACAGTGTTGGTGATGCTATCAGACTTGATGGTATTAGGGATGATCGTTTTGTAGATTATAATAACATCTATACCATCTCTGGAATTACTTTAGGTGATGATGTTAATGTAAATGTAACTTCTGCATCTGAGATCCTTGCTAAATTCCCATTCACGGGAGCACAAGCAGTCGCTGGTATCAATACTAATGGATTGAGTAATATATCTGCAGCAATTCTTTCAGATGTTACTGCCTATATGACAGGTAAGACTGTAGGTATTACTTCAATTACTTACAATAACCTGACTGGTATTGCTAGTGTTACTTGTGACAACTCTCACGGAATGTTGGTTGGTAACAACATTAAGTTTGGTGGATTCTCCGAAGATATTCTGAATGGTGACTTCACCGTTGATACTGTCTACACTGTTGATAGTCTGTCAGTTAAAGTTGGCGTCGGTACTACAGTAGTATCACCAACTGGTGGTGGACTAATTTATCCTAAAGGTATTACATCTCAGGCAGATAGTATTGATTTTAATGATGAAGCAGTATCTGCTAGATTGGTTCCTCAGTATGCGGGTATTCAAACCAATATTGTTGCCTCTTTAACTGACACTACTCTCAACACTTTGACCGTGCAAAATGCAAGTCACGGTGGTTGGGATGTTGGTGATTATCTCGTTATGAATAATGAGATCATGCGTATTAGTCAGTCAGTTAGTAGTGAGAATGCTATTGATGTCTTCCGTGGATTGTTTGGATCACAAAAACAACAGCACCCAATTGGATCTGTAGTTAAGAAAGTTAGTTTTAAACCTGTTGAATTTAGAAGAAACTCTATTCAACGTGCATCTGGACATACTTTTGAATATCTTGGATTCGGTCCTGGTAACTACTCTACTGCACTCCCAGAGAGACAGGATAGACAGTTTAAGCAGGTTGAGAGATTGTTATCTCAGTCAGTATCTATTGACGGTGGTACTCCATTCTATAATGGACTTGATGATAGAGGTAATTCTTATACTGTTAACAAATTCACTAGTGGTACAACTGGTAAAGACTTAGTTACTAATGCACCAGTTCCTACTGTAAGAGGTGAAGACATCACTAGTGATAGTGGTGAGATTGGATTTGATGTAACTTCTAGTGAACAACTTACAATTAATAGGGGATTGGTTGTTGATGGTGGTAAGGACAATGTTATCATCTCTGAGTTCAATGGACCTGCGGTATTCAATAAGAAAATTACTGCAAATGCTCCGATTGAAGGTAATAGTGTTCTGATCCAGGGTGATCAAACTATTGCTAGAGAGTACACTGTTGGTATCTCTACACCACAAGTTGCTGGAAACGTTGGTAACGTTGTATATGACGCTGAACCAAGATCTGGTGGTGAAATTGGGTGGGTTTATACTAACGATAATAACTGGAAGAAGTTTGCTCCTATCCAAGCAAATCCAGACAACTATTACGTTGGTCTTTGGAGTGGTTCATTCAAGGGTGATGGTAGTCAGTTAACAAACGTATCTGATGTTTGGGTATTTGACGGTGTTGGTGTCTCGACTACCGCACAAGTTGGTATTGAAACTAGTCAAGCAAAAGCAGGATATTCTCTGTATGCTGCTGGTCCTGTTCTCTTTGAGAATAACGTTGAATTTAGAATGGGTTCCTTAGTTTGGAACGTTACTGATGGGTGGATTGTTGAGACTGGTATTACTACTTTTAATCAGCAAGTCAACTTTAACACTACAAACACTATTGGTATTGCAACGTTTGTTAATGATGTTATTGTCACAACAGATAAAAACACCACAGGTGATACTCAAGGTAATTATGTAAGATTTACTCAAACTGATCAGGCACTCAATAGTTCTTACTTCTATGGTGGAATTAAGTTTGAAGGTAGAGACATCAGTAATGATGGTGAGCGCGGATTTGTTAAGGGTGTATCTGAAGGTACTTCTGGTCAATTTGGATTAAGTTTTGGTACTCAAGACTCTGGTCCATCTAATCCTTTAGAAAGACTGAGAATTAATAAAGATGGAAATGCTACATTCTCTGGAACTGTTACTGCAAACTCTGACGAGAGACTTAAAGAAAATGTTGTTGGTATCACTAACGCACTTGATAAAGTTCTCGATCTGCGAGGTGTATTCTTTAATAGAATAGGTGATCCAGAACGTCAGATTGGTGTAATTGCACAAGAAGTTGAGAAGGTTATTCCTGAATTAGTTCTTGAGGCGAGTGATGGAGTTAAATCTGTTGCATACCAGAATATGGTTGCGGTTCTGATTGAGGCAATCAAGGAGCAGCAAGAACAGATCAACGAGTTGAAGGACAGGTTGGACAATCTCTAAACTGTCACGG